CCATTGGTGTGAACATAAGCCCTCCATGACTTGCTACTACAACGACGATAATTTCTTTGCTGTCTGTCAGTGGATCTGGGAGAACTTTGATAGCGTTAGTGGAATTAGCTTCCTCCCAGAAGCCGAGCACGTATACAAGCAAGCTCCGTACCAGAAAATAGATAAAGAAACATATCAGAAGCTGTCTAAAGAGATGCCTAAGGGGATGCAATGGGATATTGAGGAGTCCAGTGATAATACCGAAGGGGCGCAAACCTTAGCTTGTGTAGCTGGAGTCTGCGAGATATAAACTTAGGGGGCGCAATGCCCCCTTTTGTTTTACTTTCCTTTTTGATTAACAACCATCTTGATAATGTTTAATGCTTTTTTATTCTTTGCTGCTAACTTTTTAGCGTCTCCCTTTTTCATCCCCGCCGCAATCAACCTTGAAACGTCATGAGCTGCGCCAAACGTATTGCCCACGGCGGCTGAGACTACCAAACCACCCGCTGCCCTGCCAGCTCCTGCATTTGGAATAGAGGGGTCTACGTTAAAGTTTTTAAGTAGTGCCTGTCTAAACTGTACTAATGCTCTTGGATCGTCTTTAAAGACAACTCCCCTAGCCCTTAGTGTTTTATCCAAAACAGACAGGTCAGCTATTAGCTCAACAGAGGCCATAGAATCGTTGGCTATTGTTTTCATTGCTTCGCCAACAACAGCAGTGACTTTACTGTCATCCCACTTTTGACCTTGTTTTACAAACTTCTTGAAAGGTTTAGATGCTTCAATTATAGCGGCCAGATCTTTATTGACAGCGCCATAAGAATCAACCTGAGACAGTACGTTGTTAATTTCTGACCTCATGCCTACAATAGCTCTCATTGTGTTAGGGGCTATACCCCCTTCCGCTACCTTTGCAACATCTATGAATTCATCTAAATTCTTCTTGAGCTTATGGGCATCCCTCAGGTTAGTCTTACCTAAGCTAGTTTTCATGTCAAAAAGCTTGTAGGCGTCCTCTATGGTTCTTCTTACAGGAGCCATAGATTGAATGTCAAAGGATGTCCCCGCATACCAATCTGCTCCGTTAGCGCGCTGTAAACCAAGCTTACCTTTTGCTGAAATTCGTGGCATCACGCCCTCTTCTTTTAGCATAGCATTGATGTGAGTAAGGGAATTAGTAATGTCTACCCGTGTGTCCCCTACTTCTCCACTAACTATATCATCTAGTTTAGAGCCTAAAATCTTACGATTAGTCTGTAAAGTTTTAAGCCTGTTAGAAACGGAGTTTCCTATAGCTTGAGTAGTCTTATTTGACATGGCCACAATGTCATTACCTTTGCCCGCCTCAAAGTCTTTAACCATTTGAGCCATTAGTTTTTTAGTAGCAGGGTTGCTGTTAGTAATCACGGCAGCATCGTTAGGGCTAATATCGTTCTTTACGAGCTGTATACCAGCTGAATCGGGCACTAACTGGCCTTTATCGTTTAACTTTACCTCTGCAACAGACCCGCTGTATTTAAGCTCTGGGTCTAAAAGAGCTATTTTTTGACCTTTCCTTAAGTCAGCGTCCTTTAGTCTCTTTATCCCTCTAAAACCTTTAAAACCCGCTAACTCTAAAGCAGCAGTTGGTAGGGCATAAGCCGCTGCGGCTAACTCAGGAGAGCCTGTCCATTCAAAGACAGTATCCCCAGCAGCAGAACTAACTGTTTCAAAACCTTCTGCAATGGGCGCTAAGGCTTCTCCCATGCCTTTTAACATTGCTTGTGAGCCAGCAGTTTCTGGACTATATGATAAAAACTCACTGGTGCTTTCAACAGCTTGCGCTGCTTTATCGGCATCACCACCAGTAGCCGCTAAGGTTCCTAAACCAGCCAAGCCCGACACAGATTCTCCGAAAGCACCAGCTGTCACTGCCCCAACAGTTCTGAAAAAGTCTCCAAAGGCGCTCCCTTCGGGGACAACAGAGATTTCAGACTCTTCAGTATCCTCCTGTTTTTGACTAATTTTTTTTGCTCTAAGACTGTCTAATCGCGCTATTAGAGCAGGATCAGTTACGACACCAGTCCCTGTGGGGGACGACGGTTGTTGAGTCTTTCTGGCACGAGCCTTTTCGGCACGGGCCTTATCGAGTCGTTCTATTAACTTCTTATCAGTAACAATAGCCATTTAATTTCCCGCCGTCTTATCTTTAGTTGCTTTACTTAACACCCATTGCGCCAATATCAGTATAATTACCGTCAGCATCTATATAGAATAACCTATCAGTCTCAGTGTCATGAAAATAGTTCTTGCCCACTGGGGCCTGACCGAGCAAACCGCGCTTAAAGTCTTCATACTGTCCTCGCACGGCTGCTAGTTGTTCTGGAAAATTCCTAGATCCAGCATCAAGTGCTGCAACGGAAGACTGAAGAAGGTTTAATTCAATGTTAGAAACTTGACCTAAAGCTCCTCCTGTCTGTGAGTTATCTCTCATTTCTTGAAGTCTGTCAAAGGCTAAGTTTGCTTGTAGTGTGTCTACATACGTTTTCATCTCCCTAGCGTCTGTGGGGAAAGGCGCAATAGCGGCTAAATCATAACCAGTAGCCCAGTATTCATCTGAAAGATTAAGAGCTTTATCGACGGTGTTTAACACATTGTCTGTGGCAAGCAGAGCAGACACAACCTTTGGTTGTCCTCCAGCTTTTTCTACTTCAGCAATAGATACTAAATCGTCTTTTTCTCCTGATTTAACATAGGAAGCTATAGAAGCTGGAGTAAAGATATCTTTTAATTGATTCAAAGGAAGTGTTTTAGTAGCCTCTTCAGGACTAATAAACTCTCTAGTACGTGTGTTGAACGCTCTATTGCCAATAATAGCAATGTCTTCTCTTGGGTCTCCAGACTCCGCTAAAGAATCATACAGAACAACCGCGTCTTCCGTAGGAATCTTATAGGTGTTTGCAATTCTAAAAAAACTTTCTCTTGCTTCGGGAGTTGTTAAATCCATACCTCTAGCTGTTGAAAACTTAGACAAAGCCTGTTTTCCCCTTTCTTGTACAACAGCTTCTTCTTCTAAAGCAGAGTTTTTTACCCTTTCTTGCTCAATAGTTGTTAGTTCCCCTATCTGCCTCATAGACTCTATTTGAGCTTGAGGGGTAAGGTTAGGAAGTTGAGCTGTTAACATAGCCTTCATACGAGCTTCAGGAGACGCAAACTGTCTCTTACCAGCTTCAGCCATAGCTGCCCCAGCACGTTCCTCACCCGTCTGCAAAGAACTTGTATCCAAGCCTAAACTACCAAACAGGTTACCCATACTACGGGTCAAAGGATCTGTAGTTCCTACTTGTTTGTATTGTGGAGCAGCCTGCATAGCCTGCCTACGCCCTTCAGTGGGAGACATCCTACCAAAGTTTCTAATGCCTTCAAATAAACTTTCTGAAAATTTAGCCATTACTAGCTTCCTCTAAACTACACGTTAAGTGTTTTAATACTAATTTTTATTTATTTTAAACTACCCAAATAAGAAGTCTTTCCAATCAAACTTAGTGTCGGTATCAAAAAGATCTGAAGCACCTCCATAAATCTGACCAAACAAACCTTGTCCCGCTGTGTTTTTAGCAGTAGCTGCTTGCGCTAAAGCATTGAATAGTCTTGATTCAAGGTCAGCAGAGCTTTGTTGTGCAAGTAACTGGGCTTCAATACCGCTCATTTGAGCTTCGCCAAATAAACCTGCACCAGTACGTCTTCCTATATCGGCAATTGATGCGACATTAGTACCAGCTTGTAACTGATTAAGTAATTGAGCTTCTGGAGCATAGCTTGTCTGCATTAAGGCTTGTAAGTTAGCAATGTCTCCTGCCTGAAGCTGTGAAGGCATAGCTGCGGCTTGTTGTCCTAAACCAAACATACCACTAGCAAGACCTAAACGTCCTTGTTGTAGAGCCTGTTGTGCTCCAGCAGCGCCTATGTCTGCTTGTTGTAAGCCTAAGAGTTGTTGTAGTCTTTGAGCTTCTAAGCCAGCTCCTGCCTGTGTACCAGCTAAACCTAACTGACTTAAACCTAAGCCTCGCTGCAAAGCTTCTGACTCTAATCCAGAAGAAGCCTGTCTAAACTGACTGGATAAACCAGCGGCCTGACCAGCTCTACCTAAACCTTCACTCTGTAAACGAGATTCAATTTGCTCTGCTGATAAGCCTAACTGAGACAACTCTGAAGCTCTGCTCTGAGCTGCTGATTCCAACTGTGAAGAAGTTCCTGCAAGCTGCCCTGTTTGACCTGAAAGGCTTAAAGCTCTTTGTAGTGCTTGTTGCTCTTCAGTACCAGCTTGCTGCATAGCCATTAAGGCTGCTTGGTTCTGAGCCTCTGATTGTGCTTTAGCTAAGGCAAACTGTTCAGGTGTGCCTCCAAACTGTTCAGTAGAGACACCTAAACGACCTTGAGAAGCCAAACGATTCTCAAGGGAAAGTCTTTGTCTTTCTTCTTCAGGAGACTGTGCGGCTCTAATTCTTTGGTAAACTTCTTGTTCTCTGTCCCCTCTGGGCTGCAATAAGCCACCAGCAGCTTGTCCTGCAAGACCTGCATACTGTGCTCGTAAAGCTTCTATGTCTGCTGGTGCAGCGCCTCCTAAGCCTTGCTGACCTAAAGATAAAGCTTGAGAGCCTAATTGACCTATTTGTTGTGAAGGTTGTTGCTGTAAAAGTTGAGAAACATTTCCACCAAATAATTGAGCTAGTTGATTAAGCTCTGAAGAAGGCCCAGCTCCAGCAATCCTTTGTTGTCCCCCTGTCAAAGCTTGTTGAGAAAGACCTTCAAGTCCAGTAGGCATTCCGTACTGCCCTAATTGGCTTCCAAATAAACCACCTACAGCAGTTCGTTGTGCTGCCATGGAAGGATCATAAGCACTAACACCGCCTAGTTGTGAGGCTGCTTGTTGTAAAGCTTGCCCACTTAAAGCTTCATAAGGTGCGCCTTGTCTAGTAACAGCCTGTGGTAATAAACCAGCAGCACCTGATTGAAGACCTTGTTGTAGTGCAAGCTGTTCTGGAGATAAAGCGGTTGTAAAGCCCCCTTCAGGAGTAGTTGTAATACCGCCAATTCCACTGGTAATTGTAAAAGGTTTAAAAGCAGTTTGTTCTAAACCCTGCAATGCTACTTGACCTGCGGCGTCATAAGCTCCCTTACCCGTAGCTTCTAAAGCACCCTGCGCTCTTCTAACACCTTCTATGTTTAAGCCAGCAGATAATAAATTGTCTAGTAAACCAGCCATTAGTAAGTACCTCCAGTAATCGTACCAGCAGTCAACGTACCGCTCACATTAAGAGTTGGTATTGTAACTGTTCCCGTAAATGTTGGGCTTTCTGAGTTAGCCTTTGAAGCTACTGCCGTAACCAGCGCATTAAACTCAGTGTCAAAGTCAGAACCCTTGATAATCTTCGCTGGGTTGCCCGTAGGAAGAGTATCTTTGGCTGTAAAGTTTGTAGTCTTTGTGTAATTGCTCATTAGATCATCCTACCTATTAAAGCTTGAATATTAAGTTCTTGCAAAGATAACGCATTTTGATTAATAGTAGCGTCCACACCTATGGTCACTACCGTTCCTGAACCTGTTGTTTTAGTCTTTGGTCTGTCCACAATAATAGAAGGACTGTACTCTGAAGTAGACACATTATATTCATTTTCATTATAATATGCAGTTTTACTACCAGAGTTAATTTCAACAACCTGTTTAGTGTATGCTTGGCTGTAATCATAACCCCAGTTTACAACTGCCTGTGCTCCCTGACCACCAATAAANGTAACAATAATTTCTTTTAATATTTTAAGTCTTGAGCTATCCCCAAAGGAAAGTGGATTACTAAAGTAGCTCATGTCGTAGGACTGACCGTAATCCTGATAGTTGCTGTAAGTGGCAATACCATTGGTATTCCCTACGTACAACAAGCCGTCCTGAGTCCTCTCAAAGGCTCTTAGGGTTGTGTCTGACCAAGTAGTGACCCTGTGCGCCCCATCTTCCAAAGCAGTTCTCATATCAAAACAGTAGACGTACTTAGAGTCACTAAAGGACAATAAGTAGAATGCTTCCTCTGGGCTGTATATTGAGCGTATAGGACTATTGACTTGTTGTGCGTTTATGTATAATAAATCATTACGAACATTCTTACTAATGTCCCTAACGGGCATTGACTTTTCTTGAATAGTTCTGCCAAAGCTACGTAAGCCTTCGTTGGACATAAAAAGTAAATCAGTACCTGTGGGTTGTACAGTGTCTCTACCAATACAACCTACGTTGGCTATGGTATCAGCCAAAGACATTGTAGTAGGGTCACTAGCTCCTTGATAAACAACAATGGAGTTTTTACCAAAGATGATTAAAAAACCGTTGTGAGCTGCTAAAGCTACAATTTCGTCAAGACCATTAGGCCATACTTTAGAAATGTCAATGGAGCCAGTAGAACCTCCAGACCAGCCTGAGCCATTTAGTAAGTCAGACCAGTAAATTGTAGACTTATCCGTTGAAAAATCAGCTACCCAAAGTCTGCCAAAGGCTGCTAAGACTTCATTGCCTTCTGGTGGAGTGCCTGTAGCATGAGCGTGGTCAGACATTTTTTCCACAACGCCAGCATGTTCAGAGTAAATTAAAGGTTCATATCCTAATTGAAACATATACAGATGGTCGTTAAAGTTTACCATCTTCCAGTTATTAGCTGTAATCGTATAAGCTGCTGGGGTTGCGTCAGTAAGGGTAGTAGTCCCTGTGAATATCTTATTGTTACCCGCAGATATAACTACATTAGCCCCTACAGGATCTATGTACTCTTTAATAACTTCAATGCCATTACTGCCGTCTATAGGCGTTGTGCTA